CTCTCTTGTCGATCGTTCGATCAATTTTCGAATATGCTTACTAGGTTCTAAGTTATAACGACGAAGAGTGCTAAAGTATTCTTTTTTAAACTCTTTAGTCACTCTTATTTTTATAACCGCTTCCTTTCGATTTTCGTTTTCTAGTTTCTTTCTGCCCACTTTAAAACCTCCTAAAAATGAAAAGGGCAAAGCCCCGGATTTTACTCCGGAGCCTCCCATGTTGTCTGATCTGTTGTTTCATCTACTACAGATGAAGCAGCACTATTCGCATCAGAGTAACCGCTCTGGTACCCTTCTGCTGCGCCGGCATCATGACCACGCCGCTCCCCTAACAGGTAGCAGACCGCACCGCCTATTACTCCTCCCGCTATCGCAAGTCCCTTTTTGGCCTTAGTGGACAGACCCTTCTTCTTTTCTGTTGTCTCGGCTGTTGCCGTGGCTTCAGTAGAAGCGGGTGCTTCCGTCTTAGCCTTCTCGGTCTCTGCATTTTCTGCAGGCTGCGGTTCGGTAGGCTTGCTACTTGTCGCTGTAGGAAGCGGGAACTCATTTACAATAGTTCCGTCCAACAGCACCTGTACATACTGTACTCCGTCCTTCAGCACTACCTGATTTGAATAGTTGTTTTTCTCTGCCATAAAGCATTCCACCTTTCATGTCTCAAACAAATCTTCCATTATAAAGCATAACTTTTTTACGAATTAAAAACGAGAAAGGGCTTATTCAGCCCCTCCGCCGTCAGTCCTTTTTTCCTGACTTTAGAACAAAGTAGATCCCAAGTGCTATTAGCACAATTCCAATGCCCATTTAACTAGCCACCACCTTTCTTATCGCCTCGAATATCTTTTTGAACAATCCGACTATACCTCCGCATATAGGCTTGACGATACATTTATAATCAAGCATTCCTAGTCCGCCAAGGACCAGGAGCACGATCAGAAATGGTATCATCAACGGTCCCAGCAGAACGCATAGTCCCACGACCATTAACAAGAACATCGCTAATGCTGATATAACGGCTCCTTTAATGAGACCCTTAAGAATTGTCAACATTTGACATCACTCCTTTCATTTTATGCCATGACTATTTTACGAAAGAAGAAAAAGGCCTTATTTGGCCTCTTCCGTTTCCTTTTGGAGTTCATCTAATGTTTCCACAATCGGTATAGCTACTATGTTAGCTAGCCATTGAAAAATCCTACATATATATGCTATTGCTTCCAACGGCATCCATATAAGAAATGTTGCTAGCAGTGCCAATATGAGCCAGCCGATCCATTTCAACTTTTTCGTAATTATCAACCCCTTTCATTATAAAGCGGAACTTAATTACGAAAGGCAAAACGAAACCCCTTTACGGGGCTCCGCCGGAAGCGTTTACTTCCAGATTTTCGGACCTTGCACCTTACCTTTGAGATGTCCTGCAAGGTGGCCCGTTTTCTCGATAAGATATGGCGCCGCGCCGAGAACTACGGTTACAGCTGCGGCTAACCAACCGTCGGGGCTGACACGCTTCTTTTCAGGGGCTTTGTGGGCCTCTTCAAATTCACGTTTCTTTGCCTCCAACAGCAGGACCGTCTTAAGCTGTCGGTCGTAGTCCTCGAACGTCCAGCCGATGTCTTTCCTTTCGAGTATTGCCACCTGTTTCTTGTACTCCTCTTCAAGTTCCCAAACAGGTTCAGGTTCCTTCTTTTTCCTAAAGAACATTTGTCTTCACCTCCTATTATAAGATAAAAATAAAATACGAAAAGAAGAAAAGGGCTTATTCGCCCAATTCCTTGCCTAGATCATAACCGATCTCATATGCCTTTTCCATTAAGGACTTTAGGATCTCGTCGGGAAGATCCCCTTCAGTTTCAAGATGCTTAACGTCTATGTCAAGCTTCCCAATTCCGGGAATCTTTCCTTTGAACTTAAAGTGCCCATCAAATGCATACTTCATCTTCATAATTATCAACTCCTTTCATTATAAACCATAACTTTTTTACGAAAAGAAGAAAAGCCCTTATTCGGGCTTCTCCTCGTTGTTGGTTTTTGTCTTAGCGTCTTTTGCCTTCTTAACGACGTCTACAGCGTCATTAGCCGCGGGTATGATAAAGTAGAACATTATAGCCGCTGCCAGTATGACTACCGTAATGACGTCATATAAACTGCTTCCTTGCAATTGCATCACCTCCATTATAAAGCAGAACTTAATTACGAAAAACGAAAAGCCCTTATTCAGGGCCAATCGCTAGGTTTCATTTTTCTCTTTTGTCCCCCTTAATCAGGAGCACAATTGCTGCAACCAGAAATCCTGTTCCACCGAATATCATAGATGCTGCCAGTAATACTCCTAGATAAAAGAGTACATTCCATTTATTTGCTGTCATCTTCATCACCTCATTATACACGGTGACGTGATTACGAATGCAGCTCTAATCGTTTATCATTTAACTCTCTTGAATCAACATCAATAAACTCTCTATCGTCGTTGTCAACAACCCAATCATCAAAAAATCTGAGCGTGTCTTCTAACTTCGTATTACAACTCGGGCATAGCCTATTCGAATAATGAGGACCATCAAGTACAAAGTAATAAGGCATTCTACAGTGCATGCAAGTTTTAGGAAAAACATTATTCATTTTAATTCCTCCTTTTTAGTATAAAGCGTGACTAAAATACAAAAAGCCCTTATTCAGGGCCTTTTCTTTTAGGCCGCACTCTTGATACTTGCTTTCTTTCAGGTTCAATACGATCAACCTGTTTGTACTTGGGTTTGATACGATCAACTTGTTTGTACTCAACCCTGGGATCGATTGTTGCCTCTTTCTTTTTCTTTTTAAACAAATTCATTTCGAGCCACCTCCTATTATACGATGGAATATAATTACGAAAAACAAAAAAGAAGGAATGCCAGGCTTCTAACCTGGGCCTCCCGATAAATCGGGCGTACTACAATTATACGACTTCATATGTCTCCCCCAAGGGGCGTGCTACATTTGCACCATTCGAGGTCGTTACCGATACCTTTTCCTTCCATTAAAAGGCGTGATTATAATACGAAAAACGAAAACCCCTTTATAGGGGTTCGTCTAATTTGCATTCTATAATTTGCCATTTCACATTGTGACTGCCGCGATTGATTTGGAATGCTTCTAACTCCAGCCGGTTTTCGTCCTCATGCAGTCGTTCAATTATAAATTTAGCATCATCCTGCTCGCGCTCATAATCGATATAAGCCTGGCAGTAATCATGTGCTGCGTTTTTTGCTGCTTCTAAGGTAGAAAACACGCCTATCAGTTTTCCCCAATCCCAGTGAGTTTCAATATCGCTAAAATAATGGCCTTCTTCATGTACTGCGAACATATAGAACCACCTCCTATTATACGATGGAATATAAATACGAAAAAGAAAAGCCCTTATTTAGGGCCTTCCTCTCTTGTGAACTCCTTCTTTACAGTTGGAGCGATCTCCGCTATCGTTTTAGGCACTACAGCTATAGCATAATAAAGTTTTTCGCAGTCCTCCTCACTCAAATACTTTTCGAGGGTTTCTATTTGACTTTCGTATTTGTTCACGAAGTCAAGAATCCCTGCATGCAACGTGACAAGGTCATTAAATGCCCCTATTGCCTTCATGCCATTATCAAACTCTAACGGTTTGTACTCGAACTTATTCATAAAGTTCACCTCCTATTACACAACGAAATATAAATACGAAAACGAAATACCTTGATTTAAAAGAAAGAAACCGCATTAAGCGGTCTCCTTGTTTTTCTTTTTACTAAAGATTCTTGTACATGCTTTATAAGTCCCGTACCAAATCGGAGCAAACACCACCCACAGGCACCATGCTCCGGCTATAAAATTTTCTATGCTTCTTTGCGTTCTCGACCGTACATCTATCACTTCGTCGAGGAACACGTGAGTTGCACAGAACATTCCGAAGAATACTCCTGTAAGTATAATATACTCCGCTACTAAAAATAAGAATTTTTTAAAGTTCATGCTTTTATCCTCCTTAATAATTTTCGGGTTTTCTCCCTCATTATATGCCGTGATTTCCGTACGAGGCAAAACGAAATACCGTGATTTTGGTACTTCGTTATGGCTTGGTTACGCCCAAATATAAAACAAAAAAGAAAAAGGTGTATAGCCGGATTTTCACCAGCATGGCGTCCTTTTGTCCCATCCGTATCTTCGTTTCCGGGGCTAGGACATCGTCCCATCACCTTTTCATTATACCCCGTGATTTTTGTACGAATTGCAAAATCGCAAATATCAAGGAGTCTCAAGCACTTCTACGCCTTTGATGCACACCCTAGCGTTCTCGATAAGATCGGCGCTTTCGTCTAAGCCTAGTTTTTTATACTCGAGCTGCAGCCAGTTCAAAGACTCCTCAATTTCTTCAAGAGTCACTTTCCGGCTTTGCCGTGCTATCTCGGTACGTCCCATTGCCTGTATTTTATCCATTTTCGCCGCCTCCTATATGATTAACAACTTCAAAAGTTGCTGTTTTCTTAGTTAACAGTATGTTCGGATTCGTGTCTATCGACAAGCCAATAGCCATTTGTGTCTTGTCTTCGCCGGGCATTAAATGTAGCATTCCGTCGACCGGTTCGTTTTTTTTCTCGACTTTCTGGCCCATATCAAAAACGAAAGCCAGAATATCAATGACGACCGCCGCTATTTTAATCCATATCTCGTCTATAAGGCACGATTCAAAGCCCAAAGCCATAAGAGCCACTACACTCAAATAGCCTATTTCAAATCTGTGTTTCATAATTTGCCCTCCCTCAAATATCAAATTAAAAGGGGCAGCGACTATTGCCGCCACCCCCTTAAAATTAGTTAGGTGCCAGTAGCAGCCTGAGACCCACTAGGAGTCCAGCCGACCCAGCGACCCTGAGTGCCGAGGATAGTCTGTGTCTGATTGTAATTGGAAATATCAATCTGAGAAGCGAGGTATTTCTCCTGAAGCGCCTCGTACTTGTCCTGGAGCATCTGTGTCTTGATCTCGCAGCAACAGCTGTTCATCTGATAGCCGAGTGCAGCGATAGCATTTGTGATCTGGTTGTAAGCAGTCAGAAGCTCAATCTGATTATTGGCGTTCTGCTGATACATCTGCATGGTCTGATTGCCGATCAGGTTAGCAAAGTCATAGCGCATGTTAGCATTGTCGGTAGCCAGATTGTTGATGCTGTTCTGCAGCGTCTGGTTGTTGAGCTGATTCGTTAGATCGGCCTGAGTAACATAGTTGCCAGGTCCATTGTTCCAGCGGCCATTTCCGCCCCAATTGAAGCCGCCACCAGCAAGAATCATCAGAGCAAATATCCAGAAGAAGCCCATGTTGCCATTAAGCCCATTCTCATTGCCCATCAGAGCCGAAATATCAGCGGGAGACATATCTGCCATATGAATTCCTCCTTAGGAAATATTTATTCTAAAGCTTGTTATGACTCGCGCGCCGTCATACCTTGCTAAGAACCTTTATACGCTAACAGTTACGGAGCTATAGCCGTCTGCTTCGTCATCAGCAGGGTCGTACGTACCATTTGCAGTGATTTCCTTTTCGATCAGAAGCAGTTTGTTGATTTTATCGCCGAGCTTAGCCAAATTAAGTATGGCCTGCTCTGTCGTATAAGCAGTGCCTTCTCCTCCTAAGCGCACGATGATCGAGTTAAGCACGTCAACTATCTGATCGCCAGGAGCGGGATCTGCATTGATCGAATCGGCGAATACTTTAAGCGCATCTGAAATCCTAGTCATTTTGAATTACCTCCATACATTTGATCAAACATTACTTTTATTTGCTGAAGAGCGTAATTAGGGTCGACACCCATTCTCTGACATTCCGCGAAGAAAGCTTTTTGACCGTCCCCTCCGTACTGCTTGATCTTAGCAATTGCTTCATTTTGAGCTTGTGAAGTTATAGGGTTACTGTTCGCTTCTGTCAGATTTGTCGGCTTGCTTTGCACGTTTTGACTGTTCATTGCCGCCAGAATAGGGTTTGCCATTATTATTACCTCCTTCAACAAGTTTTGCGATAGCATCTTCAAGACGAGTCATTCGTTCATCCATAGACACTAGCAACGCCTTTTGTTTGTCCGCTTCGGTCTGTTTAGGTACCGGAGGCTCAAACTCTACGACCTTACAATTACCGTAGGCATCGGAGCTTTTAATATAGAGCTCGCCCGTGACCTCGTCGAACAAAGGAACGCCAGAGCAATTGGGAGGGATCGCAAATTCGTCAACGCCTTTCCGCCCTTTTACAAATATCACAGCTAATGCCGGTAATACTGCTTGCGGAACGGTACTCGGTTGAAGAACTTGCTGCATCCTGTTTTGTGTCAACTGCTGTACGGCATTCCAGTTAATCCCACCATTGTTTATACCCATTACTCTCCCTCCTTAGAACATCATTTCTTATAGGACGTAAACTCGGTCATAACCCAACCTTTTTCGGTGGAAATATAAGCCCAGCCATTCTCAATTTTGTTCGTAACGAACTTGAATCCGTTCGGAAGAACTTTGAGGATCGGAGCATTCTTGCTCGGCTGTTTTCTTACATTAAGGCCTGTTTTAGCCGTTACAGTAATTTCTACAGCCACCGGAGTTGTCTCGTATTCCTCTTTAGGAGCCTCCTGCTTCACGTTTTTAAGAGCCTCAAGTTCTACAGAGTCGGGAAGCGGCTTTGACTTCTTAATTCTGTTATACTGCGTCTTTCTTTCTGCCATTTTGGTTAACCTCCTTTATTCGATATATCCATAGTGTCTTCTTATTTCTGTAACAACTTTCGACACAAAATCGCTAGGCCCATACATAATACTCCACGATGACCAATCAGCTATAGCTAAAAATCTAACATCGATTTTTAATTCCGACGTTGTATTATTTCCTCTAGCCCAATCTCCATACCATGGCGAAGTGTATAATTGTCCTTGTACGTAGTCACTTTTCCAAGTCGTGTCGTTGCTTGGGTATCCACCGATATAAAAACGTAAATCAACGGGCACTGGAGGGTTTTGCTGACGCTGCCAGCTTTCCATAGTCGATGAGACATACGAATATTTAGTATTAAGTCCGCTAAGCTTAGCGCCCGTTTCCAAATCAAAGCAGTTTATAAAATAACCATTGCCATTGCTTTCTGCGCCTTGCAGTACAATATACCAATGATCCTGGTCGGTGTCATACATGCGTAAGGTATCTTCACCACCGAAGGAACCGCCGCTAGAAATACCCAAGTCGAAACTGTTACCCATTGGCAACTTCAAACCATCAATGGTGTGATAAGTTGCGAAATATGATCCGTTTATCCACGAATTTCCGATTATGGCACCCATTACAAACGGCGCCCATTCGTTCCGTTTATCGCCAGAATATGAGTACTTAAACACTTCCACTGAAAAACTAAAATTATAAGGCGCATTTGAACCCCAATTTATAGGTACCCAACCAGAAATAGGATTATTAGCTCTATTTATAAATCTAGCGGAGCCATCCGAATTAATTGTTGGGGTTCCTACGAACCGCATATCTAACGAGTCGCCGCCATCTACGGTGTTAAACCATGCAGATGAACTTAAACCGTCCTCACAGTCAAATATTGCAGCGAAACGACTCGCATATGGCAGCCATGAGGACGGTTCGGGCCTTTTAATATTCACCATGTCCGAAGGCGCGATATCTGGAACTTCAAGGCCATCGTTTGACCACTTATTTTCGTCCCATTCGCCATCGTACAAATATAAACCATGGTCGGCGAAGAACACCGTGTTTGGGCTATTGCCTTTGGTCATCACAATATGCCCGCTATTGTCAAAGTAGGAATAGTCATGAGGACCTTGCGGCATCCATTTTGCTGTATCTGCAATATCATCAATTGCGGGCGTGCATATCGGAGCGAGTGCCGACATAGTTATTAACGGACCTGGATTTGAACCGGTGCCGTAAGTATCGGAGCTTATTATTCTGCCTCTGCTAACGTTTCCATTGGCGGCAACATTAACCGGGTAATTCTTGGTCGAATCGAGCTCGTCCCATGGTTTACTACCGGCGCTCCAAGTGTATAATGGCGTCGCATCTCCGTTGAAAATTGTTATCGCATGTCTTGAACCATTGACTTCTTTTTTCATTGTGTGTAACAAGAAACCGCCAACTGGTCCGCTAGCTCCGAATACAATATCACTGTGGCCTCCACCATTTTGAGTCATAATCACTTGAGCACCGTCGTGTCCTGCGTTTTCGACTTTAACACCGTATTTGTTGATCGTAAGCGCTGAAAATACGTTTTTAAGAGCTTCTTCGGTTGATGGGCAGCCTTCGGCACACCATGCAAGCTTTACAAGAACGTCTCCAGAATACACAGTAGTGAGTTCATATGCAACATGCGGGGCCAGAGCGTTTGAGTTATTTGAACCGAGCATAAACTCGTTCATGTGTTGTACAGTTTCGGTGCTACCTTCAGTTTCAACCTCTTCAGTATAAAATTGAAATATCATTATTCTGACAAGGTGAGTAGAGTACCAGCTATATTCAACGCCGGGTGGTATAACACCAAGATACAGATTATCTGCAAATTTAGCAACTTCCGCACCATCTGGCAATTGCACAACGCCTTTCGTAAGATCTGTAAAAACCCTTGCTTCAGCTTCTCCAGATAATGCTTCTTGAATTACGCCTTCGCTGTGCAACCGGTTTAAAGCTTCAGCACGCGCAGAGTTGCCGAGTTCTGTTAGATAAGTATAACTGGATATCATTTTGATTGGACTTGCGAAATTCGATTTGGTTTCTCCATCGTCCAAACCAGCCTCGTATAACTTATTTAGAAACTCGCTTGCCGTGGATTGGTCAGATATTACTCCATAAAGTCGTTTCATTTTGACGCCTCCCTTTTAAACATTCATGACAAAACCATGGTCGAACCTATAATTCTGTCCAAATCCACCGGCATTTAACTCATAAACTCCGTCTTTAGACGAAATCATGGCCCAATAGCTAAATGCCGATACATAGTTTTTAGAACTAGGAGCGAAAATAGGAGCCATAGAAACGAGTTGTTCATTGGCATTTGTAACTATACGGCTCCAATTGTTTCCAGACACCTCTATTTCGATGCCTCTTCCTATCTCGTCGGAATGCACGATCAATGGGGCGCCATCTTTTTTCCAAAGAACATAGGCATATACATCAGCTTTTTTATCATACGATGAACCGAAACTATACGCTCCAAGTTCTTTAGACTCATCAATCATGTTTGTCATGCCAATTAATGAAAAACCGCCATGATTTAGATTTGCATAGTGCGTCTTACTAAGTACCCATTTTTCGGTACTACTGTCCCACGAATAGTCAAATAACCCCATATTGCAGTCCGCAAACTCTTCTTCAAAGTTGTCTTTGTCGGGATGAGTCGCGTCACTTGAGTAGTAGCCTTTAACATAGCAATCACCAGAAGACCCCTTGCAAATCATATATTTCAAATATAAAACGTTTCCGCTCGAGACGCTAGCTGCTGATTCATCATCAAACACACTAATCCAATTGTTTACACCGCCATATTTGTAGTAGACGAGGATTTTTGCGGGCATTGTTCCATCGGACGCTACGACTTTAACTTGAAAACTACTGCATTTAACAACAGCATAGCTATCGCCAGTTAACTCAGTGACTGACGCCTTAGCGCTGCATGCAAACGTTAATGCCCTCGAGAAATCGTTAACGCCGCCGGTAGTGATTATGCCGACATACACGTCATTGTCTTTGAAATATTCGTTTTCGGCTCTTTTTTCGGCTTCGGACGTTAGTTTGTCGCTTAGTTCGGACGGGGAATTGCAAATAGTGCCTTCGACTACTATTTTATTGTCAGCGTTGGCCGAAATATCAAGATCCGGATAATAACTTTTTAAAAACTCGATAGTATCAGTCGCATTTTGAGCTTGCTCGGGTATAATAATACCTTGCGAATCGATGAAGCCAGGAAGTTTTTGAATGTACGGTAAAATATAACTACCTATATCAGCCATTGTCTTCCCCTCCTTCATCGATTTCTGGCTCTGGTTCAGGACTTGGTGTCTCATCTTCCGGCAACTTACCGCCGTCGACGATAGTTCCGCTTATATAACGCCCAACGAACCATTTAACATTATCATATACCTCATCCATGGTTATTTGACCATCCACTGGCGTTTTGCATTCAACGATGCGAACAATATCAATCGAATGCTCGTTGTCTTCAAAGCCGGAAGGTATCGGCGTCGAATTATCCGTATAATGATTTATACAAAGATCACTAGAAACCCATAACGAACTTGCAGAAGTAGTAGGTATAGCATATACGTGTGATCCAAGATCCTCACCATTTGGCTGAACCCCAATTATCAAATTTGATTTGAATGGATGCTCAGTCCCCTCGGCAATATTATTACCCATCGCGATAACAATAAGGCCGTCTTTTGCCATTATTCCATTGCTGCTTGTATCCAAGATTTGCGTTTTGGTTGTTCCGGACATAGTGCATACCGCAAAGTTGTCGTCTATGCAATATAACACTCGACTCGTACTTGCTTGATACCCAATAATAGCATCATTATGCCCATTTCGGCAATCAGCAGGATTTTTAAACCTCGCGACAATATAAACGACCCTTGTGCCAGTTTCTCCAGCGTTCATATTGAACGGTATAGAACCAGCTGTTTTATCGTTGAACGTTACCCAAGATCTAATGTTGTCGGAATCGCTAGATAGATCGTCCCATGTTTCTCCGTCGGATAAAGCCCCATGCTTTATAGTCATGTTTCTTGAAGCATCTTCGGACCATAATTCAGGCCATCCAGTAATTACGGATATGTTTTGCGGGTCTGTTTCCGTAGAACCTGGTCTCTGCCAATTTTCTCTTATAAAGTTTTTAGAGGCATGGACCGCATCCCATACCTTGTTAACGAAGCTGCCTCTATAAATATAAGCGCTTCCACGCTCGCCAACTCTGTAAACGATAAGCGGAACACCAAATATCCAGTCTTCTGGGCTTCCTGCTTCGACGGCCGAATACTTAGTAAGCTCGTTTTTAACGTCGTCAATTTCATCTGAAAGCCCGTCGACAGCGTCCTGCGCTTCATCCGCAATATCTGTTATCTTGGTCGATATTGAACGGATGCCACGAGTGTTTGTAGACATTGTATAAACCGCATGAGCCGGATCTTTAAGAGGTATGCTCATTTTCGTTATTGGGAAGTCCTTGTTTACAAGGCCAAACGGCGCTGCATTCGCTTTGACAACTGACTGAAACTTGAATTTGTCGACGTCATAACCCATTTCAGACAGATCAAGAGCCGTAAGGCTTAACACCATATTATCGAACTGAATGTTGTTCAAATATAAAGCGGCTAGTTGCTTGAGATGATATGGGTCAGCTATGCCACTAAATTCGATAGCTTTTTCACGACGTCCATACCTCTGTATAATATCTGCACGGTCTTCGAGATAAACACTTCCGCCATTTACAGATGCTATGGTTAGTTTGGCCTTAACTGCGTTTCCGTTTGAATCGGTTTGCCCTGTCTCAACGTTTGCACCGATAGGTACAACGACCGTATACAGTTCAGCAAGGCTCCATTCTTCGGCGTAATCGAGTAGATTGCTTCCGAGGTCTATCGTCTGGTTGCAATCCATAGGGTGGTCTTTAAGATAATCCAAATATCTTACGCCATTCTCCCAACGAACCCTGAAGAATCCGCCCAATTCACTTGCAAGCGACTGCAAGCAAGACCACGTTGTTGAATTGTAATCGGTCGTATAGCTTCCTCTGTTAACACGTCCTGTGATATGGTCTGCGGAGTCATTATCCGTGACTGTTACGGTGCCTTTTACAAATTTTTGCGGATGCTTCTTGTTATGAACGGCAAGGAGCTTTCCGACGTAATAATCGGGAGTAACACCTTTATACTCGGCTGGTTCCTGCACTGTATCAGCGAGGTATGACAATTCTCCTTCAAACATAACGTTACGATTCATTTGGGAATCACGCTTAACCTCAAGCAGTCTTCCCCTAAACACAGGATTGGACTCGTTTGAATGGTAAACGCGAATCTCTGCTTGAGATAAAGCGTCAGTATCAAATAAATTGTAACTCGCATTTTGACTAGGAATTGTAAAAGTTAAAGAGCCAAACGCATTCTCCTCCAACTCTAATTGAGGAGAGATCGTTTTACGGCTACGCTCGTTGTAATCGTCGTTATCGACAATCACAGGATCTGCGTTCTTTGGATGAAGCACGATCGTATACATAATAGACCTCTCCTTTAATTAGTTATTAGAGTGTGCCAGTGTCTACGCCGGGATTAGAAACGCTATATGCGGGTGGTTCAAGATGATAGTCAATGGTGATCATCGACCAATGCTCGTCTGTATGTGCTTCGTTTACTTCCCAGCGTCCACGGTAGTAATAGTTCGGATCGCTCGCAAGTTTAACAGACAGGTTCTTTCCGTGGAGAAAACTTGCTATTGATCTTTTGAGTGACTCAAACGTTACATTTTGCTTGTACTCAGGAATGTAGAACTCTATAGAGCTCTCGCGCATTCCATATGTTGGCTTTTTGTCTTCATAAACTTGCGTCGAGGTATCGAGTATTCCAGAAGCATCGAGTGTTCCATTCATACCCATTACCTCGACAAAGTTCGTTCTTACAGGGGGTAATACGATAACCGGCTTTTTGCTTGGTAAAAGCAGCCAATCGTCGTATGTGTTTTTAAGTTCTGTAGTGGGATCATCGTAAGGACAAAATATCAACGAATGAACCTCTATTGCTCTTTGACTTATTGGCACATTAAACCCCCCTTTGCTTTCTTACAGTTCTTCTTCCAAGCTCCATGTCCATTCCAGGTGCTAGAGCTCCAACAGTAGCGCCGGTATCCATTACAACTTGCAGGTTCGCCATCTTTTCGCCAAGTTCGTACAGTTCTGTTTTCAGATCTGCAAGCGATGAAACGATACGCGAATTGTCGGTATCAATTTGAGATGTATCGACACTTGCTGCAAGTCGCGATGTGAGTGTAGCGCCTATAGGATTTGTAGTAAGGCCGCTTAACTGGCCCTGAAGGATTCTGGTTCCATTTTGAATACCACTTGTGTTAAGCACTGGCGTGAATGGTATCGACGAAACGTTGGAAGACATAGCAGACGTATAAGCAGCAATGTTTGAAGCCGCCATAGCGCTGTAAGTCTTTTTAAGAGCGTCTTCTTTGCTTGTTACGCCGTTGATGAGGCCAAGCACGTCGTAAATGCCGTATTGTTTGAAGACTCGGGACGGGGATTTAATAGCATGGTCCTTGGCATATTGTTTGATACCTATCAATCCGAGCTTTACGAACGCCGTTTGTAAGTTTCCGTATTCGGATTCGAGGCCCTTTATCATGCCTTCCACGTCTTGTATGCCGAGCATGGTAAACGCTTTTACAGCGTCGCCGTATTTACTTTCAAATGCGACACCCTCTTCAAACTTCTGCATGAATTGCACGCCACTTGTATATCCGGTATCTTTCAAATATTTAGAGCCTTCTTCGCCAAACCCTCTTATGTCGTCTCCCAAAGTGGTAAATATCTCTTCAAACTTTTTACGCGTCTCTTCAGAAACGTTGGTTCCGCTGGAAAGTATGTCCGAATATTCTTTCTTATACTCCTCCATTTGGCCTATAAGTTCATTTAAATCGGCTCCCGATTCTTTTAAAACGAGATTTTCGTTTAGAACCGCCGTCGCTCTTTCAACATCGCTGATTGAACCGTCTAAAGCTTCAAATGCATTGTCATAATTTGTGACCGTTGCTTTTGCTTTTTTGAAATTCATTTCAGCGCGACTTACATTTATATTAAGTGCATCATAAGCCGCCGCAATATCAAGCAATTTATCAGATTCAGCTTGATAGTTTTTAAACCAATCTTCCTGCTCATGTCCGCCTTCAGAAAGCATCTGCTGATACTCTTTCCACATTCTAACGGCTTCTTCAGTCGAAACGTTTTTGCCAAGCCAAGTACCGAGGTTGTGAGTTTCTTTTTTGAAATCTTCGAGCTCATTTTTGGCTCTTCCGATAGCGCCTTGGTAATCATCAAGATTTTGACGTGCTTCCTCTGCTTCACCTTGCATCGACTCGACTTTAGACCGTAAGGCGTTACGTTTGATTATTTCTTGTATTTTTTCGCTTTGAATATCCAGCTTATTATTTTGCTCATCAAGTAAGTTTACAACTTTGGTTTGAGAATCGATTTCTACTTGGAATATGCCGCCTTCGTTTATTTGTTTCTTAATAAAATCAAATCTGGCAGCGTAACCGTCTTTTACTCTTCCATTTTGATCAACGCATTCTTTGAACTGTCTTAGCAAATATTCTTGGTAATGCGCTTCATCATCAATAGTCTTAAACGCGCTTTTTCTATTTTTAAGTGTTTCTTGGTATTTTTGTTCGTTTGCTATGGTTTCGTTAAGAGCTTTTGACACTCGCTCATCGTTTTCGGTGGTCACCTGCATTGTTTTTGTTTGATATCGAACTATCAACGCAAAGGCAGTTCCGATCGCTGCAGCGACTGCAAATATTGGATGAGCTTTTAAAGTGCTCGTAACAGCAGAAAACGCTTTAACTGTTTTATCAAGAACGCCTGGCAATTTTATCCCGCCAGCTTCAACAGCGTTTATAAAACCGCTGTAATATTGGGTCATTGTTTTCGCATTTTCTATGAAAAGTTTCATTTTATGCGCGGCGAGTTGAACCGAAGTTCCAACGTTTTTTATTTTATCGAACATACTAAATGTCTTATCCGCCGCGCTTTTTATCTTCTTATAAGCAAATACCCCTATAAGAGCAAGAGATATCCGTTTTGCCCAAGGAAGTACGTAATCAGCAAAGTCCTCAAGATCCTCTTTAGCTACGCCAAACAAACGTGCTAATAATTGCACAACCGTCTTAATAACCTCTTCAAAGAGTTTGTTAACGGCCTCGACGATTTCGCTTCTATGCTCGCCTATAGCATTTGCCAAGCCATTGATTACAGCAACAAGTGCTTCCACGAGCTGCATCGTTACTTCCCCTGCTCGTTCTTTTATGCTTTTAAGCACCATTATAATAGTGTCCCATATCTTGTTAAAGAATGCAGGTCCCTTTTCAAGAACTGAGTCAAGCACACCGTTTACCATGTCGATTAATCCATCTGCAAGCTGTTTTACGCTTGAGCCAAGTGATGACACAATAGCGGCGATTATGTTTCCGATGAATAAACCAATGGCCGTGCCATAATTGAAACTGTTTTTGTTCAGGTCATCGACAAGCATATTCAGATTTTTAATTGTTTTCTTTACTTCGTCTTCAGACATTGTCGACAGCGTCTTAAATGCTACTGCGAGCAGAGCCACCGCAACCGCAAACGCCGCTGCAACAACGCCCAAATATCTTATAGTAGCAAGAACGGTTGAACCGCCAGCACCTTGAGAAAGATACGATACAACACCAATTAAAGCAGCGATTGCAAGAAATACGCCCATCGCTTTATTCAGAGATTTTGTATCTGCTTTAGCTATAAGAACTGCAGCAGCAGCGACGCCTATAACCGCAATCGACATAGCAGCCATAAGGACTGCCATATTTTTCAACGTTTCTAATCCCCGTGACAATTTGCCGGTGTCCTTTTTACTCGGGACCTTTAATTGCGCCGTGTGCTTGTTTATTTCTTTAATAGCTATGACAATTAATCCTATCGCAAGGATAACACTCGTCAAAAGCCCAGTGACGGCTTCAATTTTCTCTTTAGGAAGTAAACCGATTATTGCAACGCTAGCGCCTATGGCCAACACAACAGCTGCTATACCAGCCATAATTAAAGCGAACGATGCCATTTTGACGACAATGTCTTTTCTTGTTTCTTTCATGTACTTCCACATGATTGCTTGTATTGCCAGAACCGCTCCAATAACAGCGCCCATAATTACTATCATAGCGACTGTTGCACCAGCTACTGCGCCCGGTCCTAAGAATTTAATCGCTGCGGCCACGGCTAACATAGCTATCAGGACTTTCTTAGTTCCAATTAAGAGAACCAGCAAAGAAGCAAATAAAGGTGCAAACGATGCCGAACTTTTCTTTATTTTAGCGCCATTTTTGTCATAAGAAGTAGTTATCTCGGACATTTCTTTAACAAGAAGGCCTACGAACCCAATTAACGCTACTAAAATCACAGCAGCGGTTAAAGTTGCTTCTGGACTCAAAGCAACCAAACCGGTTATCGCCGCCAAAGACAGCGTCATCATGTTTATCACAGCGCCTAAGCCAAAGAAAACAGCAAGAACTTTAGAGCTTATAACGTCCTTACCAGCGAATTTGAGCGCCTCAGCGGTTACCGCTCTAAGCAGCAACAGCAACGCCGCTATGCCTTTTAGCATATTATTATACGGTAGCAATGAAAGCAAAGCCAGATCTGCTATAAGTATGGTTATCGCACCAGCAACCATCAGCAATTGTGCGCCCATTCTGACTAAAGCAGCAGCTTTTCCACCGCCACCTTCGCCTATTGAAGCGTTTGACATTTTACCAAGAACGCCCATAACGCTTGTCAGCAAGAGCACTAGAGCCGCTGTCGATTTATATATCTTGTCCTCTGGCAATCCGCTCAGTACAAGTAAAGCTCCAGCGAGAAGTATAATTCCAACTGCTAGTTCTTTAAATGCTTTCGCCTTTATTCCTGTCTGAATCGCTCTTAGGGTATTAGTGAGTTCACCGAGGAATTTACGTATATTCTTTGAGATCTTTCCAAGGTCTACCACTGTGCCCTTTAGTGATTTTATGATGCTTACGATATTAAATAGTAAATAGGCCAAACCGCCGCCAGCAAGAGCCGAGCCAACGTCACCGACATCACTTCTATCGAGTATACCTTTTATAGTTGCGAATAGACCGCTAAACGCATTAGCAATCAGTTTTCCGACAGTTTTTATAGCAGGGCCTATAACCTCCCAAACACCGAGTATTCCATGCCATATCTTTACAAAGAAGTTCTTTATTGCTTCAAGCGGATGGAAGCCCTCTTTTACGTTTTCTGTAAATTCTTCAGTTGCGCTTGTATCAACACCTCTGAATCTGTTTATAGCAGATTGTATAGCATCGACGAAGCCGTTTACAACTCTTACACAGAATTTCCAAACGCTAGAATTTACAATTGCGTTCTTTACGCTCCTTACGAAGTCGACGATTGCTTTGCCGACGGGCCAATCGTATATGGCTTCTCCTATTTTGACACCAAGATCCTTAACAAATGTTATTGGATTGTGCTTTTTGATAAAATCCCAAATATAGGAGAATAGATCCACAAACGCATCTTTTATAGCGCCGAAACCTGCTTTAAGACCGCCATTTTTAAACGCAAGTATTATGTTTTTTATTGCAAGAAACGCCGCTTTAAGTCTAGAACCGACCCAACTAAGAACGTTTCCAACTTTACCGAATACCCTTTCGAACACTCGGCCTTCTTTTATTGACTCTCTCAGATTTATAACCCAATTGCCAAGGGATCTGGTTCCGCCAAGAAGCTCGCCAGTTATAAACCCTAAAGCTTTCCTGGCAAGAGGAAGAATGACACTCGCAAACGCTCTAAACGCATCTCCTACGATCGCAAGGGCCGAGAACAAACCAGCAAATGTTCTTCTTAATTTGTCAATTGTTTCTGGCGTCGGCTTTAAGGTTCTTGTGAATCGTTCAAATTGTTTTGTTAAATTTGCAAGGTCTTCGCCTGTTTTGGGCGGAAAGACCGTTCTAAAGCCGTCTCTAACGGCTCCGAGTATCGACGTTAATGCTTTCCACATATTTGAGAACGATTTCAGCATGGCATCGCGCCCGCCTATTTCGTTCCAAACTTTAAGGATCGCATTGCGTGTCGTGCTCATTCTATCAATCAGGCCACCAAGAACCTTTGATAAATCGGTCCATAGCTTCTTCGCTTGCTCGAAGTCGCCAAATACATACTCCCAAGATTCTGCCCAACCGGATTGAAGGGCTTCCTTGAGAGTATCCATCAGCATCGTGAATGTCTTTACCTCAGTAGCTGCTGCGGTCGAAGCTTTACCGATGTCGGTCGTTTCATCTGCATACTTTTTCAGCGTTTCTATAAGCACTTCAGATGTTAACCAAGCATCTGACAGATTGTCATTAAAGCCTTTAGTAGCGCTTACAGCATGCCCCTTCATTGTTTTATACATACCTTCGCTTGTTTTTGTGACAGTGCCAAACGCCTCTGCTGTTTTAAGAAGCTCGTTTTTAAACTCAACAGTAGCCATATTGGCGTTTTCAATAGATTTCCAGTCAATGAGTTTTACCGAACCAGTTGAAAGCGCCTGGGCAAAGTTGTACATTGCACGAGATGCCTCATTTGCATTTGCACCGGATCGTGCCGCCTCGTTAGAAACACCCTTGATTGCAGCAACGGCATCCTCAAGTTTAACACCAGCGTTTGTGAACTTACCGATGTTTGTTGTCATATCTCTGAACGAATATATAGTATCATCAGAATACCTGTTCAATTCGTTCAAATATTTATTTACTGTTTTTAGTTCCTCGCCAGTCGATGCCATAATCGTCTGAACAGAACCCATTTTCTCTTCATATTCAGACTTACCACTACTAATAGGAGCCGTGAAAGTCTCTCTTGCAATAAGCCTCCCAGTATCAATTATCTTATTAGCAAGCCTGTCATATAATTGTATCGTGAACCTTTCGAAGAAGGTAAACTTAGCGTAAACAGTGTCGAGTCCTTTTGCCAAAGGGTCAAACGTCACTTTCTTAATAGCTGTATTCATTGCTTCGAAGCCTTGCTCAACGTTTTTGAAATGCAGGGCTTCCTTCAGCTTATCAAGCGTGCTTATAGATTCTTTCGCCGGTTTCTCGAATTTGCTGTTGTCAAACTCCATAGAGACGACTTTATTGTCTATAGATTTGCTCACGTCTTAGTTACCTCCTTCCAAAGTTTATCTTCTATTTCAGCAAAAACAGGGGCAAGAGCTGGATTGATGTAGTCAACACCTTCAACCCAGCCGCCACTTTTTGTTGCATGCCCGTATTGAATTAAAATAGCGACTTGCACGAAATATGGAGCATAGTCGTTAACCCAAGAGATAGAAACTCTATTATCCTGTCTCTCAATAACATATCTCCAATGTCGTGCAGTTTCGCCCGTATCTTTCGGAGTGGCTTCGTACAACTCACGAACGCCCCATTCTCCGTATTCTTTAAGCTTGTTTGCAAAGTCTATTCGCAACAGCTTTTTTAGAAAGGTTTCGGATTTACTGAAATTGCCTTTCTGTTTGATCTTCATAACTGGCATGCTGAAACCCCCATTAATGTTTCTTAGCAGCTCTTTGTGCCGCTTTTGCCCGTCTATATGCGTTTCTGTTGTACATATCCTGCGCAGCTTCACGCGGAGACATCTTCTTGGGGTTTTCTTTCTCAGAGAACACTCTAAGAAGTGTCATAAGACGATTTATGTGCCATTTTTCACATTCTTTTGGTATGTTCCATTTGAACATGCAATAATAGATCTCTTCGGAAGTCGTTATGCTTCCAACTCCGGAATGGCCCGGCCCATCGTTTTTAAACGTAGTAGCTGTCATTGGATCTTCAATATAATCACGAACTCGCTTAAGTTCTGACTCCGGAATAGCGACGTACGCTTTGATGTCAATAGGACCATTAAGTGTCATGCATTGCATATAAGACAGCATCATTTCCTCAGTTAGTTCGCCACCGAGGGTTTCCCTATCTTTCAGAAACGCTTCATGCCAAGCTGACTCCCATTTTGAAATGGAAATCAGTGAATGCTCCATGACGATTTTGGTTTCTGGAATTTCGGTAAATTCGAGTGTTTCTTCGTTTATTAGTTTCGTTTTTGGAACTACGACAGTGAGCATAGCTCATCACTCTTTCTCCAATGCTTCTCTTTCTGTTATGTAGTTCGCAAGTGCAGCGCCTACATCAGCCTGCGAATCCTTAGGCACAAGACCTATAATGAATTCGCGCTGGAATTCAGGATTTGAGATAAGCTCGTCGAAGAGCTGCTCATACATAGGTGTCTCGAGAAAAGCTTTAGAAAGCTCAGGAGACTTCATGAAACGCCGTCCATCGGGCGAAACCTCACCGTAGGACTTAGCGATTATATTCTGGAAGTTAGCGAACATTGCAGCTTCGTCGTGGCTTTCAACCATACGCTGTGCTGCAGCTTCGAACCCACCTTTTACACCTGTCGCGATTTCCATGACCTCAGGACGAGTAAGCTGGAATCTGCAGGTCTCTTTTACAGTCTCCCCAAAATAATTAGTGTAAACAAATTCCTTCGTGTACATATAAATTAGCTCCTTTCAAAAATAAAAAGGGCGCCCCTAAAACCTAGAAGCGCCCATTTTGTATTACTTATTAGCCTGCGGCTATGCCCATGATAGCGAGTACATCGTCCGGGGACAGCATCTGAGGCTCGATAGTTTCGGAGCCATAAATGCAGTCGCACAGGAACTTGTAATTGGCGTTGTTCTTGCCGCCGGTAAGGGTTGTAGTGTCAATATCCATCGTCGAGCAAGGCTTTGCGGTCTGATTTGGGTTGGTCCATCCGACGGAGTCACTTGTATACTGGAAGCTGAAAGTACCAGCATCAGGCGAGTCATTTACAGTGTTGTTGGAATGCTCAGAAGGTGAAGTAGAGCTGTTCCAAACAAGATGCAGGATTTCACCAGCATCAGCGTTAACATCATTGCCGACGTTGGACTTATAAGCGAAGGCAAACTTCTGTCTTGCCTGCTGTCCAACAACAACGTTGTTAACGATCAGGTTGCCGTTGCAAGGCTCGAATTCAATAGGATACTGATAGCACTCAATAGTACCACCAGACTGCTCAGCGGCACGCATCGAACCGTACTTGATGTTGTCGGCCCACAGATCGGTAGCATCACCACCGGAAGGGCTGTTAGTTGCCGTTGTAATACCATTCCAAGGCACGCCCTTCTTATAAAGGGACTTAGAAATTGTGATTGTAGAACCAGTAGGCGCAGTAGGAGCGTCGGGAATTTCTTCATCAGACGGACCAGTGCCCATCGGGAACAGAGCAAGAGCGCTTACACCAGTATGAAACTTTCTGGTGCCTGCCTGGTCAAAAAGCATTTTTGCCATTTTGAGTTCCTCCTTTAAGAATAGATATATAGGACATCATGATAGAGTCCTTCAGCGACGTAAGTTCGATCATAGTAACAATTTTCGAAGTTTTCGAGACAGTCCTTGACAAACTTTCCGTCATCTTCTTTTTTGCTTATACGAGTAACAGTGTATCTGAATCGCACGTTGTACGCTTTATTGTCAGCACGCCTAATACTCGCAGATGTCCGCTGCACAAGAACGCAAGGGTAGACCATCTGAGAATTGGGCGGGGGCTGAAGGTACACATTCTTGTATCCCGTAGCTTCTATGAGCCGGGTTCGTAATTCTTGGTTACTGGCCATTTGCGTCCTCCTCCGTCTCAACCTCGGTCTCCTCGTGCGCGTTGACCTTGTATAAATCTCCAAGCGTGAGGTCTATTCTCGGATAGGAAGGTACAGCGGAAGAAACCTCCCATCGCTTACCCCACAGCTCGGCGGATACAATATCAGTGAAGTGAGCAAATGCAAATTTGTCGGCTACTATTGAAATTCTCGTCGAAGTTCCAAGAGAGCCATTCACAGTATCGCGATATGCTAGAGAACGACGTTCCTCAATAACATCTCCGCGATATGTACGAGTACGTTCGATTTCCTCAAACACGCCGGGCTCGACTTCGTCGTCATATCTGTACGTAACTTTGCCTCGATACTTTTTCATTTACTCACCTCGCGTAAATATCATTTTAGCCTGCAGCCTGGTTATTCTGGTTATTGCTGGAGGCAGCGGTGTAATGCTCGATAGCCATAGCGGAATAAGGCTTAACCAGAGCGCCGGACATTCTACCTTCATACAGCATAATGTACTGGTTGAAGTTGAGGTCAAAGTCCTCAAACATTTCAGCCTTGCCGCCCTTATCGGCGCCTACGTTGTAGTCAGAGAGGTTTACAAGCAGAGCATCGAGATAAACAGTGGTAAGAGTTGTAGGTGCTTCAGGATCGAGAGCCACAGATCTGCTCTTGCTCTCCATAACCTCAACAGGTACGATTCTGCTTACACGAAGCTTGGTTGCAAGCTTGTCAATGCTGTCATACATATCACGGCCGACATCATCGGTCAGAAGCAGGCAGTCAGCGATGAAGTCTTCAGTTGTAAAGAGTATCGGTGAACCAGAACCCTTGTACAGCTTTCTGTGCTTGATAATAGCTCTGATGATTGCACGGGTGCGAGCATCGTCAGAGGTACCAGCCACAACGGGTACACGAACAGGAATCGTGAACAGGGCCGCATCTGTCCAGATAGGACGGATCTTGTCTTCCTTGATCTTGAGTCTGTTGGTGGAGCCTCTGCCGTCACCGATGAGGATCGCACGAGCAACTTCCTCCTCCCACATCAGTCTCATCTCGCCCTTGATCCAGATAAGAACGTCGAAGTCAACAATATCAATGCGGTCATCGCGGTCAAACTTCTGTCTCTTATAAATGGTCTGGGGAGAGGTCTCACGCTGCAGAAGCTCGAATACCTCGTCTTCCTTCTGGTCACCCTTGATGTAACCCTTTGCACGGGCTTCATCAGCAGTAATATCAGCGAAGATAGTCTTTACCTTGCTGAACGGGGTTTTGTGAACGCCGGAAAGAACTACATTTACCCATTCAGTTCTTCTCTTGATGAACTCGGGCTTATCAGTATAGTTCTTTGCGTCAGGGAACAGCATTTCAGAATTGATGATTCCGTAAGTCTGTGCAGGATCATCACTGTCGTCATGCGCGAGGGCGTCATTTTCATCATCAATGAAAGCCTGTACTACGGCCTTCATTGAAGGGGCCTGATCATCATCCATGTGCTGGATGAAAGCGGCCTGCTCTTTCCTAGTAAGATAAGGGCGAGCAGTTTCGTTGCTAGAATCGAAAAGTGAGTGTCTCATCTCGTCTTCCTCCTTAGAATTGTTTGTAGCTGCCTCTACGGCTTTAGCTACTACTATGTTTATTGCAAACTCGAGTGCGTCTTTTTCGTCTTCATCGAGTTTACTGCCTATACCGTTGAGTACATCCGATACAGAACGATCATTATCTGCGTGGGCGATAGTGCCTCCGACATCAGAATGCTGCATGGCTTCCTGCTCGGTTTCATCCTCTTCGTTGGCAGAAGCTTCCTCGTCGTCGTTCTCTTCGTCATCGTCGTACTCAGCTTCGTCTTCATCGTCGTAGTCATCTTCATCGCCGTAAATTTCATCACTGTGGATGATGCCGGACTCGTCTGAAAGACAACCATCGATAAAGAATCTTATTTCCGCACAATCGCCATCTTCGGTTCCATGAATCATTACATTGTCGATGTGCGCTCCGGGATTTGCACCGGCAAGTACTACCGAAACTTCTTTAACATCGCCGTGTGAAACGACTTTGCGATTTTCGGTAAGATGATTTGCAAATACGGAAAGGCAGCTCAGATCACCATGCTTTACACATTCTTTCACGTGGCTACCAAGGTCACTGTCATTAAGTGATACATAAGCATAAAGATCATCAGCTCTTTCCTGAAGAAGCGCCTTACCCATAACCTGAAACGCAGATTTATGGTCATGCTGCCATACAACAGGAACTATCTTTCCGTTGCAGTCTTTAAATGCACCATGGCGAATTACTCTACCATCGGAGCATCTAGTGTTGTACTTACTTGCTATACCGGAGAAATCATACTGAAAATCTGTCATTTTGATTTCCTCCCTTGAAAATGTCAACCAAAGAATTACCATTTGAGTCTTTACTCGTTTTTCACTATGCCGTTTGGTCTATAGTTACTTCACTAGCTACGTCTCATTGAGGCTGTTCCATAGATTGCTCTTCAGCCATTTGCTGTTGGGCTTCAACAGTTTCGTCTGGATGATTAAGGTTTGAATTCCTAAGTTCATCCGCCTTAGGATCGTCGCTAGGTTTAAGACCGATCTTGACTCTGATTTCGTTAGAGGTCATAATCTCATTACGTGTCAGCTTATCAGCCAATTCAGCAAGCTGAGCAACAGGAACAAGCTTAAGAGGATCTCTAAACGACATGATTACTTGGCCAGAATCGTACGCTTCTTCAGGAATAAAGGCTATGGTGCATGCTTCAGTAACTGCTGTTACAATAGGTGCGACGACTCTTTCTTGATAGTTAAGCATGGCATTCTCATCGGCAGTTCCGTTCATGATCTCAGGCGTCAAGCCAAGTTCAGTGTAAAGACGTTTATCGTAATACTCGATTTGTTCGATAAGATTGTTTTCAAGAGGACGGTTGAGCTGAACGACCTTTTCGGTATTATCGATATATGCAACGCCATACTTAGCACCTTCAAGCTGTTTGGCAACCAGTCCTCTACGCTTATTTGCGTCATCGATCTGCTTTTGACCTTTCAGTGGATAAGGAAGCTGAATTATCAAGTCCAATTTGCCAGAGGCCGTGATCTCGTCAATTCTATCAAGAAGTGCGAGTTTTCTCTCCAGCTTTTTGGCAGTGGAATTAGCATCGTTCATGATTGAGCGGAACGGGTTTTCAACAATTGCACACTGGTCCTTAGGGATGGTGTACTGCTGATGAAGTCCGGTTCTATCGTTGTAAATATCTATTCTAACTTTCTTAGGATAGATTTGAACAATACGTGCGACTCTTGCTTCAACAACCTCAAACTCTCTTAAATCCTCTTCGTTTTCAATCTCATCGTCAATCAAAGTAGGGACAATAGCTATGCCGCCCTCCCCTAGCAAAGATTCAAAAATATCAATTTTAAAAGCGGTCGATGGCTGATCGATGTTTGCTTTGTAATTGAATATTTTATTAAGCCTAGTGTCCATTGTCATTTGGTAATTTCCTTCGAAATCAGCAATTGCATGGACAATCTTAAGCTGTGCGGCATCATTAGCTATTTTGTTTTTGATAATGCTAGTCGCTGAACCTTTTGTCCAACCATAGGTCTGGATTTTGAAACCTCCGATCCCATACGAAGGGCCGTCATCAGGACTAGCATTAAATACTTCCGGAGCGTCTCTGCCAAGAAACGCGTTCCAACCCCGTTTTAAACGGGAGCGTAAAGTCGCCATTGGACTTCCTCCTTTACTTCAGAGCTTCGTAAAGTTTCTTTACAAAATTCGCTCCGGCTCTGCCTGTTTCCTTATAGCCCCACTTCTTCTGGAGCTGTTTAACGGCAGTCATTGACTTCTCGTCATACTTCTTAGTGTCATCAGGCTGCACAGTTATGAGTTTCTTAACGTATGCAAGCCTAAGAAGCTCCTTAACAGCAAGGGCGCCTACAGTTGTTTCACCGAGTTTATAACAAGAGCCCGTGTCAAGGGTTTTAACGTTTGTAGAAGGTTTTTGGAACCCATTAAGACCCTTACTCTTGATGATAGACTCGTAATTGACATAGCTGTAATCGTGATCGATCTCACCAGTGCCAGAATTTTTCACATAAGCCGTGCCGTTCTGCCACATACCGTAGGCGCTCTTGTAGTTGCACTTTGAACCCCATTCAGCAATCCAGCAAGGCCATTTCTCGCGAACAGATTTGCTCACGCATTTGGTATACCAGAATGTTGAACAGTAAACGCCGGTGTAATAACCAGCTTTTGTAAGGGCGTTGCAGAAAGTATTAACTGCATTATCACAGAAAGACATTCCCTGCGCAAACTGGTTCTCGCGTTCAAGGTCAAACCAAATAGGATATTCAAACTGCTTGCCTTTGAGCCATTCGATGCACCTCTTAGCCTCGTAAGCAACGTAGTCAATAGTATTTGCATATGTGAAATAATATGCGCCTACCTTCAGACCAGCAGCTTTGGCTCTTGCATAAAACGTCTCGAAGCAACTGTCCTTTACAACATCTTTCTTCACGTTGTTCCATTCATTAACGCGAAGAATAACAAAGTCATAGCCTGCCATTTTGATTGCGTTAAAGTTAACGTTTGGACCTTGGCAAGCTGAAATGTCTAGTCCTTGTACTGTTGGCATAGCAATCGCCTCCTTTGTGTTCTAGAGTTTAGAATGACCGAATTAGACAATACTTTGTCGTCAGTGTGTATTAGAGCGCGCGAATTCTTCAAGCCACTCTACAGTTTCTCGGTCATTCTTAAAACCCTAGCGCTATAATAAAAATATTCAATTGTCTTTGGTTAAATGTATTCGCCTTTTTCAAAAGTGCCGGTTCCGGCATTAGCGTAGAATTTGTTAGTGATTATGTCAAGCAAGCCAAGTTCTCTGTCCTCGCGTTCGACAGGAACGAGATTATGAATAAGAACGTCGTTTCGATAAATTCTGACACCATAACACGCAGCGTTTCTGTGACTTTTGTAATAGACGATGTTATCTGCTGATCGATAATATTGCCCCGCGAATACTGTAAAACTTGCGGTCTGTACGAAGTCGATTGGTTGTAAAGAAGCAGCGTCCCAATTTGGATCGAAAACGCTTGGAGTATAAACCGTCCCGGTTTCAAGATTTGTTATCGTCGACTGCGGAGTTTTAACTGAAAACAATAATTTGGATGAAAAATCGCCATTTGTGACGACTCTCATTCTTTTTATCGTTCCGCTACCACCTGTCGAATAGTTAACATAAGAGTAAAAATGATTGGTTCTTACAGTCGCATCTTGTTCATAACCGTTGCAAGCAGCACCAAATAGATTCCAATGGCCGTCGTATGCTGTAGCGCAACCAAAGAGAACCGCACCATCTTCGACATAATTGAGCACTCCGAAAGACATTTCGGCTTCAATATAATCTGTCGCCGCATTTAAACCTGTAATGTCCGTATCGATATATGCGGAGCCATCGGAAGATTTAATGTACGACAAACGTTTATAAGTCAGTTCTCTTATCCTCCCCTTAACCGTCACCTCGCCCAGCGTTTCCGTGCTGGAGAGTGTGTTCTCGCCTTTGTAAGTTGGGATAGGCGGTAGCGGGACTGGCGGGTCGGTGGGTTGGAGGTAAGGGATATAGGTTTCGGGCGGGGTTGAGTCTTTGATAAGTGTCAAATTTCCTAAACTTTTGACATATGATGGTGTAATTTTACCCTCTGTCTTTCTTTTTATAATAATTTCAGCATAATAAACTCCCGTATCTTGGGGCATTGTATAAACAAAAGTTTCTGTATCTTTCCAGTTAGAGTCGTATATAATGCTTATGCCATTTCTTACTACGAAAGCAAAATCACATATAGATGGTAGTTCTCCATATAACTTCAAACTATATGTCATTCCTAACTCGACGGGTATATTATGCGTTGAAATTCTTGATACCGATCTAGGACTGTTGACGCTTCCTTGATAAAAAGTACCATCCCACAAATTCTCCGTCCTCTTATACACCTTCTGCTCCCCAAAGTCCACATACTCGTCTGCCAAGAGCTTGCTGTCGCCGATGTAGATTGAAACATCTGATGTGTAACGGTGGGGGATGTAGGTGGAGGGGGCGGTGGAGCCTTTGGTGAGCATAGCGCCTTTCATGTCATTGTTTGTTTTATAGACACTTGCTTTGATATATGAGCAATTACTGGGAATTGTAAACGAAAACGAATTTACGGTTGAATTATGTTGGGCGACTCCTATAAGATTATCATTACTATCATAAAAGCCAACCGTAGGTGCCGAATGAACGTTTGTACCTCCCCAACTCCAAGTGTATGCTTCTTGTGCAACAATGGATATCGGATATGATAAGTAATATGATGTGTTATTTACTTCTTGCCCTTCTTGATTGATATAGTAATTGTTTTTAATTCCGACGGTCTCTTCCCAATCAAACAAATTCTCCGTCTCCCCACTCTCCACCGTCAGCGGGAGTTTGTAGCCGTAGGGGATGTAGTGGTCGGGAGGGGTGGAGCCGCTAACAATAGTTGCTGTGGTAAGATCGCTTATTGCCAAATTTAATCTTATAAAATGTGTTGTGCTTAATGTTGGATATTGAGAAGATGCTGTAGTCCTTGTAGGATTGTTGTCATTTTCGCTCATATATTCTAAACGAGCGATGCCAAAAGACAAAGTGCTATAATAACTTTGAGGCTTCACTGGTATCAACGGAGTAATAGCCCAAGCTGAATTATTGACTATACTACTCAATTGAATTTCTTTACCAAGAATTGCTGTGCTTTTATCAAACAAATTCTCAGTCTCCACGCCTGCGCCCTCTGGGGTGCCACGGATGCGGTAGTTTTTTAGAGCGACGGTGGCGCGAGACTTAAATATCATCGGAAGGTAGTCCGTGATTTCGGTGTACGGATCATAAACCTTTTCATCGCCGATATACGCGGCTTCAAGGAATTTGTCTCCTAAATACCGATCTACGATCTTGTTTTCGCCAATATAAGTCGGCATAGGAATCACTCTCCTTCCGTCTCTTCGGGAACGAGGTATTCCACCTTAGGGTCTTTGGTAGCAAGAGCATCATATTCAGCCTGTGTCAAGACTTTGCGAACGAGCTGTGAACCGATGAAGATGTCGCCGGTGGAATTAACTGTGACCGGGTCTGGGATTTCAGTCTTATCAGCTTTCGCTGCCAAGGCTGTGTTCACAGCATTTATAGCATTGTTTACAGCTGTGAACGCTGCTGCGACAATCCCATTTTGAACAGGGTTTGAGGAATTCGGGTCGAGGTGGTCGTCGATGATAATACTTACCGAACCGAGACGATCCCAATGCCCTGTACCACCTTCAACTTCAGCCCAGATGTATTCGTCGAAGTTTTCAGAGTCCTCAAGACCAACGAGATAAAACTGATTCGGTTCACCGGTTGCTGGGAGATCTTCAACCGAATCCACTCTACCGCCATATTTTATAGTGGTTCCTCCGCCACCTTCTTGTACAAGTTTGAGAATGAGTTTGCCAAGCCGGCCATACTCATTTTCATCAAGAAGGGAAGGTTCTTCGTAGAAATAGTTGTTAAGGATGTTAGCGTCTCTTCCGGTCTGTTCGAAATCGGTAGAGGTAGGCATAAGAATCCCTCCTTTAATATATTGAGCTTAGAACAGCTCGATTAATTTAGTAATTAAATAGTTCTTTATGGGCTTTCAAGGCAACATAACCGTCCATCATCGCTGACACTCCGTCGATCTTGGCGTCTCGTCTCATCTTGGAGAGCTTTCGATTTCCGTTTGTGTCTTCGATAGTTATGCAATTGCCCATGCAGAACTCCATAAGTTTCTGATCGAAAAGCAGTTTTCTGTCCTCAGCAAGAATCTTCAATTCGCCAAGCGGTACAGTCTCTGTTTTAGCGCCTTGAATAACTTTCTCGATGCCATACGGGCCATATTCAGTACTCCAACGAGTTACGAATTTGTCAGCGTTATAGCGGTCATAGCCCATCGCCAAAACACTGTACTCGCAACGCTGGATGTATCTGTCAAGTTCATCAAACACTTCGTCTATATCGAGAACAGTTCCCTGCATAACGACAAGACTTTCTTCGTTTATGAACTCATCATACTTTTGGCGCATCGCAGCGGGCAAGAGCATTAGTGTCCTTTCCGTTATGTATGCACGGCACTTAATGCCAATGACACCATTTGGAAGAGGGAACAAGAAAGTAAATGCGCAGAAGTCGTCACCTTGCGAAAGGTCGGCTCCAAGAGCACAATCCATTCGCCAGAACTCGCGCTTCTTTAAACTGCACAGCGTCTCTTCATATCTGAAGAAGTAAGAGAAGCCTTCTGTAGGAATTCCGAAACGCTTAGCAAGAATATCATTCCTTGCTGCAGGGGATTTCTCGGCTCTCTCGACGTCCATTTGATAGGCGTCATACTGTACAGTAACACCAATGTTCGGTTGTGCCTTAACCCACATCTCAGGATCATTAACTTCGGAAATGTCATCGAGCCTATACCACCAAATGGAAATGTGATCCGCGATGTAATCGCCCTTTAGGATCTCCATAAGTTCCATTTTGATTGTATCACCGACTCCATTACGAACGGTACCCTCTGATGAAGCCAAAACGCCGAGCCACTCTTCGTTTTTAGAAGCTCCTTGCTCAAGAGCTGACGTAGGATCCTCTCGCGTATCTCCAGAAAGCCACTCATCGACTGTGAAAAGCACAGGTTTATAAGACTGAAGCTTATCAACAGTCATAGGACGGGTAAACACAATGCTATTCGTCATAAAGTTCTTAATGCCTTCTTTAGTTGGAGAAAGCATTGGACGATTCAGCTTGTTTCCGGTTGTATTTTGCAGAGAACCCTGCGTCATAAACTTGAAATATGGCCCCTTTGCCCTAGCAATAGCAGTCTTAAACGGAGCAAGGGTCTCTTCTGCTTGATTTAAGACAGGAGCCGTAGCTATTTGCTGGGTTGTGCGGACGTCGCAGTTGAGCGTATAGGAGTGGTGACACGCCATATACAGCGATTTTGCTGCGCCTCGTCCGACTATTAGGTATTGTTTTCGGCAAAGACGGTGTTTTACGCGTTTGTTTACGTAATGACCGCCTCTGCCATTTTTGTTTGGAACGTATACAGATTTTTCAGTAAAGTAATACCACCCGTATACGTCTTCAGCCCAAAGTTTGAACGTTAGAAGCATGTTCAGATCGCTTCCGTCAGTAAGTGTCATCTCTGCTTCGTTATACCGTATCCATGCTTCGACTGGAGCCGGATCATAATAGTAATGTGGATCCTTTATACGCTCATCAATGCGGTTCATTTGAAGAGATACCGTATATGGAACGTGGATCACGCCGTCCAAAACCTTGTTCCTAAACTCACGATAGTATTTCGGAGTTGCTGTATTTGATAACACGCCCACTCAACTCCTTTTTTTAAATGACGCCATACTTTTTGAGAATATCCTCGATGTCATCGGCTGTTAAACCGCCGCCCTTACCGCCTTTACCGGGATTATTAGCATTGTATTCTGCGGTTTTTGTCTTAGCTTCTTCCTGACGACGTTTGAGTTCATCCATCGCTTCTTGACGCTGTTTCTTGGCGGCACGGTCATCGAACTCTTCCTTAGCTTTCTCATAAGCCATTTTCTTTGTTTCAAAATCCCAATCCGCCTGCGCTTTTTCACGTTTCTTTTTAAGTTCTGCAGCCGCTTTCTTTGCAGAAACATCTTTTATGCCAATTGCTGTTGCAAAGGAGCCAAGGAGTGACTCGCCTTCCTCTTTGCTGGTTATACCCATGTCGTCAAGAATATCTTTTCCGACTTTAGCAAACTCGACAATGGTTTTGGCTTTATTTACGCGTTCCCTCCATCTGATTGAGGCCGCTTGAATGTCTGCAGACTCTTTCTTCTGTTCAGTTTCTAACTTTTTCTGTTCAGTAGAAAGTTTCGCTTGCTTCTCCTGCTCAGCCATTTGCTTTTGCTGAAGTTTGAGTTTTTTGTACTCTATTTTGGAACGTTTAAGTTCTGCACGATCATGACGTTTAGCTTCTTTTTCTGCATTCATCTGCATTCTTAAAGCATCTTGGGAAGCGAAACGAGCCATAGCTTTGTCGATTTCTTCCTTAGTGAATTCGTTGCGATGCTTATAAAGCTTTTTTCTGTCAGAGAGAATCGCTTCGCGTTTTGCACGTTGCTTTTCGGCTTTTCTGACAGCTTTGTCTCCGCCTTTTAAATATCTTTTACGGCCTTCAGGAGTAAGAGAGCCGTCATTGTACTGGAAACGCCTTAAGCCCCATTTCTGGCCTTTAATGCCGGAATGCTCGATGGTTTCGCCGGCGGATAAAGCATCATTAAAAGTGACGCCGGGAAAGTCGGAATGGGAAAGTTGCTTCTTACGATCGCTTTCTTTCTTTTCCGTTTTTTCTTTTCCAGTCTCTTTAGAGTCCGTAACATTCGCTTTATCTTTGGTCTCTGCAGTATCTTTCTTAATGTCGGACATCTTAGTGTTTGCCAGCTCATTCTTTATTTGTTCTGCGACTTTTTCTCGATGAGTTCCATATGCAGTGTTTATTAGAGCTCCTAGTCCAAGAATGTCAAAATTCGTGGCGTAACGCCTATCAAGCGAAATATCTTTTATATCGCCTGTCCCAGTGTTTTCAAGAAAACGTCGAGCTCTTTCTCGTTTTATCGCTCCAATGGTAGCCGCTGCTCCGGACGCCGCAACAATTGGAACTCCGACCATTGGTAACCCAGCTAACGTGAGACCCAGTCCAGTGGCTCCTCCAGAAAGCGCCGTTGCTATGCTAGCTTTCGTAGACTTTCTAGTGCTGAATTCGCCTTTGTCATTTTTATAACGTTCTACGATTTTATTATATCGTTTTTTTCCGGCTTCAGTCAACGTCCCGTCCTCGTTCTGAAAACGTCTTATCCCCCACTTCTGGCCTTTGATACCATGATGAGCGAAGAACTCGTCTACATACTCAGTTCCTGTGCTGGTGAATTCCATAAATATCACCGCCTATCTATAGCTGCCTGTCTTTTACGTTCGGCTTCAAGGAGCTTTTCTCTAGCAGACTTTACGCCATATTTAGTAGCGGCGCTAGAAGCACGATTCATGGCTTCTCGTTCACCAGAAGGATTTGACTTCCTCGCAGCATATTCTTTATTCTGTTTGTTCGCGAGGGGTTGCTGCTCGCTATATCTTGACTTAGCATGCCGATACCCTTGCGAAGCTTTGCCAAGCTCTTGTATCGGCCGCGTTCCCGTTTCCTTATAATATTTATTGTTCGCTTCATGATAGCTTATCATAGATGGGTCAGCATTAGCGAGCATTTCGAATTCGGAATATGCCTTCAGCTTTTCCTGATAATTTTCAATAGCGAGTTTATAATCAAGGGCCGCTTTTCTAGCCTTATCATAGCTCACGCTTCCGTCGCTTTCCTTTTCAAACTGATCCAATTGTTTTAAAAAACTTTCTACGTTTTCCAAATTATCTTTTAATTGTTTGGAAAGCTGTGCTTCTGCTCTAAACTCAAGTTGTTTTTCGTCTGCCGTTTTTCCTCCAGACCATTTTTGATTCGCATCTTTCATATTATTAAAAGAATACTGGCTCTGCCCGGCTTTAACAAGGTTTTCACGTCTAATGCTGTTTCCACCAGCGGACGTAGCCTTGGCCATTGCTTCTCTCTGCCTATCAGCAGCGGTCTTTCCCACAGATGTTGCTGCGGTTTTAGCATTTGCTTCTGCGGTTTGCTTTCTCCATTGCTCATCCTGGGCTCTTTTCTGATATGACTCAAAACCCTTTTCTTTTAAGACTTCTGTCGCTTTCTCCCCAATAGGTTTGTAGTTAGGATTGAATATATTCATGCCGCGTTTCATGCCTTTACGGCCGTAGTGTGCGAAAAACGCCTCGGTCTTGTCAAGACCTGAATAACTTTTAGCCATTTTGGTTCACCTCTCGATTAAATATTTTTCAAGTCGGTTGCTAGCCTCAACCAACTTGGGGTCTGCTTCGCCATCTTTGGCTATGGCATTTTGAATTAAGGCTAGCATTCCTTGCTGCATGACTCGATTTCCTTCGCGGAGCTCCTCAATGCTCGTCTTATCGTTTAAGAGGCATTTATCAACGTGGTCTTTCCACTTCTCAAGAGCGTCAAGCCGTTCGTTTTGTTTCTTCTGCGGTGATCTCGCCTGTTTAACCCAGTAAACGATGACAAGAACACCTGCTGAGATTATTGATAGAGACTGAAAAAATTGCAGGATGTAGTCAAGGGTCGTCTTCGCCATCGGCCTCTACCCCCTTTTGTGTCAGAGACGCTTTCTTATAAGCGTTGGAACTTATTCCAAGGATAGTGCCAAGGAATGTATCAACTGCCACGGCGATTGTTATGACTTTGTCAGTAAAGTCCCATCCTAAGACAGAACCGATCGTGCCAAACAGTGTGATGGCTGCGGGCAGTAATATCATCGCAATCCATTTGAGGATGTCATAGGTCTTGTTGCTGAACACGTTGCATCACCCCTTGTATTGCTGGATCATCATCTTGACTTTAGTCGCGTATTCAATGTCTCTTTCGTGCAGGATACGGTAGAGAATCATCATTGCCTCGGGAGGTTCCCCGTGTTCTTTCTTATAAGCTGTAATAATGTCGACTACCATCGCATGAAGTTTTTCGGCATGCTTTACTTCCTCCTGAGAAAGCCAGTAATACATATCCGCCAGTTCTTTGTTTTCCTCAACGTTGAGAAGAGCGCATGTAATATACTTTTCGGCATCCGAATACTCTTCGTTGATCTGCTTCTCAAGCTTTTCAATCATCTTCATCTGAGATGTCACTCCCTTCATAACCTTCAAGAATATCTGATTCAACGCCCAAGTACCAGCAAAGTTCGTCAGCCTGCTCCTTGTAAGCGTTATACAAGGACGAATTCGAAGGGGGGTCAAATGCTAAACGGACTTTCTTGCAAATATAGCTTACGGCCATCTGCAGGTCGTATGCGTGAGGCCCAAGGAATTCAGCCCACGTCTGGTCTTCGTTAGTTACTTTAAAGCCGGAAACACCGACATTCTGCATCCATAAGATTTGCAAGTACGAGTTTATGCTTCTGATAATATCACTATCAAACGCGTCGTCATCGTCCTCGATGTCACAAGCCCGCTTGACAGTGATTAGGATTGACTCCGAGAGAGTTGTGGTGTCCGTTACGGGAACGATTGGTGTTTCATCTGGCATTCTAGTTCACTCCTTCTTCTTTACGTCTACGCTTTATGTATTCTTCAGCGGTTTCGCTTTTAGTTTCTTTTACTTGCTTAGGAGCATCAAACAAAACGACAGGAAGAGTTGTGTCTGGGTCATTTATGTCTTCCAACGCCCCATAGCCGGCTTTCTTAAATCGTTCTATTATTTTCTCCTTCAGCTTCTTGTCCGTGGTAAAGGATAACGCAGCATATTGCGTTGCCCTTTCTCCGGCATTAGCCAGCGCTTCAAGCCATTCATTTTTCTTATTAAACCTGTTTGAATATGCTCTTCCGTATTTCTCATTAAACTCTATAGCGTCTTTTACAGTAGTTGCTTCGAAATATGCATTTAAAGATTGTGAGTATTTTCCACCGAAAACTTCTTTAGAAGCGGAAAGCCGTGTTTCGCTAAGTTTCTTATTGCCTATTTCTTTAATAACTTCGTCCCAAACTTTCCTTCCGCTAGCGACTTTAATATTTTTTGTAGTCGTTAGTTCTTTAACATACACTCCTTCTGGTTGCCAGCCTCCGTCAGTGAACCAATCTACATAAAAATCGGTGTCATGGTTCTTTCCGCCAGCGCTTACATAAATGTCTTTTTTGTTTTTAAATTTTTGCTGTTCGTTTTTTGGCATCTTTTTGCCGTATCGCTCGTAATCATTCGAGACAACCCGCGTAGTCTTTAAACCCTTTTTAAGAATCTTGTCTTCGTCATTAAATCTGGTTTGGTAGGAATTTGGGTATCTTTTGTTTTTATCCATGAACTTATTAAGTCTTTGCCGTCCGAGTTCGGTCAAAGTGCCGTCGGGGTTCTGAAACCGTCTCACACCCCACTTCTGGCCTTTTATGCCGTGGTGAGCGAAGAAGGCGTCAACGCGCTCTACTCCAGTATAAATATAATCGTTCATTGACGGCTCCTCCTTACTCGAACGGTTGCGTTAAGGCGAACCGCGTCCTTGCGTATGTAGCCATTTTGGTGGCCACCGTCAATGAAGGGATAGTACTCATATCCTTTCCAATCATAGACGGTTTTGTTCGTGTCAACCATTACTGGCTCGTGTTTTTTAATGTCTTTGACGGTCTCATCGCTCAAAGGATCCCATGGACATTTGCGTACTGAAACGACTTTGCTTCCGACTATGATTCCTCTGGCCATTTTGGTTCACCTCTTCCATGGTACTGTGTCGTTTGGGTATCTGACTATTGGCTCGTCACAGATGATCGAGTAATCGCTATAATGGATCGCTTCGTGTGTCATGTGCGAGCAACAGATTAAGTTCTCCGGGTCATATAGTTTTGGAGATTCAGAGATGTAGTCTTCATAAAAAACTGGGTTGATGTGATGAAGCACTATACGCCCTTTTAGTTCGTGTCCTTCACTTGCTAGGTCGCAGCCAAGGTCACGTACGATTAGGTCACGTTTGAGTCTTCTCCATCGAGGACTATTATACAGACGCGACTTTAGAAACGCGTAGTTCGCCAATGTCGGATCGCCTACGTTACCTTTGAGCATCAGGTACTCGAAACGTTCCTTAAAAGTCGGAAGCGCTATACATTCGCTATATGTCTTCATCATCAAAGTCCTCATAGTTAGGCTGATAAGACTTGAAAGCTGCGATAGCTTCTTCGTAAAGAGCTTTCGTTTCTTCGGCAGTCTTTTCGGCTTTAATCTTGGCTTTTGTGAGCTCGATGTCTTGCTCGAGTTTCATTTGCTCAAGACGCTCTCTCTCCGTGCCAAGTTTGAGAAAGTGCGTCGTTTCTTGAGAAGTTGCCGTGCCATCGCGCAGTCGCTGCTCAACTAATTTCATGGCTAGATCAATCATTTGATCCTGCCGTTCAGCAGCAGTTCGTGCCGGAGGCAGAGGGCCCACTCCTGCCAATGGCGTTGGTTCTTTTTTCATTTAAAGTTCCTCCCTTTTGGAATATAACAAGTTGAAAAGTTCTTACAAAAGCGGCTGCGTATTGGGGGTAAATCCGAAAGGAGCATTTGTTTGAGGGAGGCAAGGATGTGGGCAATCCTAGAAAACAATGGATAACACTCGAAAGGAATGGGTGCAGCCGCCTTTGTAAAAACTTTTCTAAAAACAGGAGTCGTACGAAAATCACGGGGTATAATGAAGGGAAACCTAAAAAGGAGGTAATATTTATGACAATTATTAAAAAAAGCGATAAGGAAACTATTATTACTAGATTAGAAGCAATGGAGTTCTATATAGACTACCTTGCAAATATGAAGGATGATGATAAGAAAGACCTGATCGTAGGTACATTAATACACGACATAAAGAAAATCAAAGAAATTATTGGTTGACTTCACTAGAAAGGCAAGGCAGAAACCTACTGAGTAGCGAATACGCGAGGCGGTGGTTGCATGATACTGCCTTTCTTTGTTTTCGTTTTCCGGTCACGGTATTTCGTTTTTGCCCTGCGCCACCACGGGCCCCTTTAAAACTTCCCAGAAAATATCCCTCCGGAGAAATATCAAAGAGGCGCGCGATAACGAGGGGGGTATATATC